CGTCTAATGTAAGAGTTCCTGAACACTGGTTCCAAGCCTGAACTTGTCTGAGACATAATAGAAACTGAACCAGTTGGAGCGTTCGTCAAGATAGAAATGTTTCTTCTACCGTGTCGGGCAATGTTTTCTTTTAAGTCTTGAGGAAGACGTTGGATAAAAGCGTTATTCTGTTCTTTGCCCCAGTTGAAGACAGGGAATGAGCCTCGCTCTGTTGCAAGGTTTAGAGACTCGCCATAGGCAGTGTTGCGAAGTGTCTCGTAAATGCCTGTAATAACTTTAATGGCTTCGTCGCTGTCGTAGGCAAGATTCATTCTCGCAAGAGCATCAGCCAAGCCGTGAGTTCCCAAGCCAGTTCTTCTTCCGTCAGCAGCAGCAGATAAAAGCTTTGTCCAAAGCTCTGTCTCGTCTGGTGTGTCCGAGGCTTCAAGAATGTTATTTAGTTTTTCCAACTCTAACTCAACCAAGTCGTCTGAAAGTCGCATAGCAGTTGAAACCGTCTCTGTGAACTTCTGGAAGTCAAACCTTGCTTGTCCTGTGAAAGCATTCTCAACAAAGTTTTTTAGGTTCACGGAGATAAGGCGACAAGAGTCATAGGCTGAAAGAGGAATCTCCGCACAAGGGTTTGTGCAAATAGTTGCGAAACCTTCTTCCTTATATTCATTTGCTGGTAAGTTATCGCAAATGTTGTCCCACATAAGGATGCCTGGCTCTGCTGTCTCTGTTGCAGACTGAACAATCTGGTCCCAAACTTCACGAGCACGAACTTCCTTTGTGTAGGTTGGCTCGTCGCTTCCAATAGGAAAGTGAAGGTTGTAAGTCTCGTCAGCCTCTACTGCTCGCATAAAGTCGTTAGTAATCTTTACTGAAACGTTGGCACCTGTAACCTTCGTCAAGTCGTGCTTCATCTTTACGAAGTGTGCGATATCTGGATGACGAACATCCATAGAAATCATTAGAGCACCTCGTCTGCCGTTCTGCCCAATCATTCTACAAACATAAGAATAAAAGTCCGCAAACGACCAAGCGCCTGTAGTTGTGCCTGCTGAATTATTGACGATAGATCCGTCTGGGCGTAACTCACTAATGTCCAAGCCAACACCACAGCGTCTCTTGAACAGGTTCGCTAAATCTCGCCCTGCGTTGATGATAGAGGAGACATTATCCTCGGGTGAAGAAACTACTACGCAGTTTGATAAAGAAACATTTACGTGGTTGTTTCCGATGCCCATCATAGGTGAGCCTTGAGGGACAATGTAAGCAAAGTTGTCGAGGTGATTAAAAATCTTCTCTTCGGTTAGGGCACGAGGACCGCCGAACTTTGTTTCCATTCTAGCAAACTCTGAGGCAAGACGCTTGTGCATGTCTCGTGGAGTTAGTTCCTGAAAGTTGCCTTCTCTATCTTTGAGGCAATATTTAGTCATAAAGACGTTGGTAGCGAGTTCATCGCCATTGAAGTACTCTAAGGTGGCTTCACGAACCTGTTCTTCTGTATACATTATTAGTTGTTCTCCTTGGTTTCTCTTAATTTCTTTTGGTGTTCTCTATATCTATCTTTTAAGCCCTGAGCTTGGTTCTTCACTATTTGACTTGAAGCCTGGGCGATTGTCTCACCAGTTGTTGCAGACATTCTTATCTTGACGTTACTGGTGTCCATAAAAATTGGGTAAACGAGTCCGTCTGGACCATTGCGATTCTTGGCTACAAAAATCCTTCCAGAATTGGTGTTCTTATCTTCGACTGTTCTTGAAATCGAGAAAATAAAGTCTGCGACGAAGCACTTATTGAAAGCTTCTGAGATGGACTCCATTGTAATAACTTCGGCATTAAGACCTGACCTATTCGTTTGCGATGCTGTCCAAACAGGACAACTATAAATTTGGGCGATTGCCCGTAGCTCTTCATAAATAGACTCTAATTCATTTCTTTTCTCTCTTTGAGTGGAAACAGGCTTCAATAAATCACCATAGTCTACAATAACCATTCCAATGTCGTGACCTCTTCTTACAAGCCTCTCCAAGTGTGCTTTCAGAGTGCTCGTGTTGGCTGACTTGGTAGGATATTCCTTTACGATAAGCTTGCCTTCAATCTCTTGGATTCTATCAAAAACCTTTTCCTTATTCGCTAAGACGCTGCCTAATGGAATGCCTGTGATGCAACTGTCATATCTTGTGGCAACAACAGTGTCTGCAAGCTCCAAGGTGTAGTGGACAACCGTCTTACCTGAAAGCAAGCCTTGAACTCCAAGGTGGACAAGAGCCATAGACTTGCCTGCGCCAGTTGGAGCAATACAAACTCCCAACTCGCCTTTGCCAAGTCCGCCGTGACTAATAGAGTCGAGAGCTTGCCAGCCTGTCGTAACAGGGTCTCTTGCTTTCAACTCAAACCGCTTCTCAAAGTCAACAAGATAATCATAGCCAAACTCGTTACTTGAACCGAGATTGATTGATTCAGTCATCGTCTTGGCTATCTCGTCAAAGCTTGCTGTTTTTACAAGGTCGACGCACTTGAGCATTGCTTTCTTTACATTTTGCTTTCGGCAGAACTCAAGAGAGGTGTCCTTTATGTAAGGTGCTGTCGTGAAGTCTTCTGGCGAGGCTGAAAGCCTTGAGAAGAAGTCTCTTATCTGCTTTTGAGCAACTTCGTTCTCACTCTCCAACTCTGCTCTAACAATAGTAAGCATCGTGTCCCTTGTTGGGTGGATGCCGTATTTCTCACGATAGCCGAATACAAGCTTGACAAAGGAACGTAGGTAGCTTAGTTCTAGGAAGTCGTAGTCAAAGACTTCGATGATTTGGTCTGCAAAAACTCTGTCGTCCAAGATAAGTTGAACCAACCCCTCTTGGAATTTTGTGCCGTAGTGTGAGAAGTCGGATTTTTCTTTTTCAGTCATCATTGCAGTTGCAGCCATTTTCATTCCTATTTATTTTTTATAGTCTCAGAATAACATAGTTCTTATCAGTTGTCAACACAGATTCTTCTAAATGTTGAATATAGTTCGCTCCAGTTGCCTGCGCCGAAGCCGTCAAGAATCATCATCTTTTCAACTTCTGTCTTATTAAACATAAACTGAAAGTTGTCCAAGGCATATCGAATCTTATTCCTATCCTGAACTGAAATAAGCGGAGAATAGAGTTGCATAATGCTATAGTTCTTTTTGATAAGTTCTTCGTTCTCGCTAATGGCTGTGTGAACCTTTAGTTGATTCTCAACGCCTTCGCAGAACTCCACCACTTCGTTGATGGTTACATCTCTATCCTCGATAAGGAAAGGAATTCGCTTTGCAATAGTTGCAAGCCCAACTCCACCTACGCCTGGTAGGTTATCTGACTTATCGCCTGCGATAGCTCTTGCAAGGGCAAAGTTCTTTGGGTGAATGCCGAACTCCTCGATGATTCTTGGTTTGTTCTTTATCTGCTTCTGAATAGGGCGATGGACAACTGTCTCGTCATCGCAAAGCTGATAGAAGTCCTTATCAGAGGAAACAATAATTTTGTGCCAACCCTTGTAAGTTGGGTCTTGGACTGCAAGTGAAATTAGATCGTCTGCCTCAACTCCGTTTAGCATCATTTGAATAATTGGCGTCTCATTCAAATAAGTTATGAGCCTTTGCTGTTGCCAGATCTTGTTGTCGTCGTTCTGTTGCGGCGTTAAAATATTCTGAGATCTGTTGAGTCTAATTGGCTTCCTGCCTGCCTTATAGCTCTTGGAGATGCTTCGGCGCTTCTGAGAGCCGCCAGCGCCATCCCAGCAGATTATTACCTGATCTGGCTTTGATTCTCTACACAGCTTTTGTAAAATCTTAAAAAAACCTTTTACTCCTCCGATGGGTGCTCCATTCGTGGATAGACTTGGATCTACGATGTAGGAGCGATAAAAGTTATTCGTTCCGTCTATTACTAACACTCGCTTCTTGCTCATTTCTTTCTCCAATAAAAAGCCCCTAGTTGACTTACTCTATCAAACTAGGGGCTTGGTGTCAAGAAGAATCGTAAAATAAATTACTTTTCTTCGTCCTCGTAAAAGTCCTCGGCTGCGCCTTCTCGTTTATCAAACTTGAGAATAACCTCTTCGTCGATAAGCTCCAAGACTCGTGCTCTGAACTTTTCATTCTTTAACTTGTCCATCCAAGTTGTCTTCTGGAACTTTTCTTGTGTTCCGTCGGAATGGGTGAGAGTATACCAGGCTCCTCCAACGTTTAAGCTGTCAGAACTCTTAATAGCCTCCAACCAGCTTTCTTCGTCTTGGACTCCGACTTCTCCACCCCATAGAATCTTGAACTCACAGATTCTACCTTGTGTTCCAAAGCGAGACTTCTCAATCTTGCACTTGACTTGGTTACCAACTCGGTAGCCGTGGTCGTCAAGAATGAAAGAAGCCTTACCTTTACGAGCAGTTAGAAAGATGCGAAGACTATAAGTGTAATGCATTGCCTTTCCACCTGGTGTAAAGTAAGGGTTTGTCATTGCTTCCGCAACGTTGCTCGTGATGTTTGTCTTCAACTGGTTTAGAACAAGAAAGGTTGCTTCTGCATTCGCAAGAGGCACAACAAGTTTAGACATTCCCTTTGATAAGATTCTAGGCTTCACAGCCATTGAACTCAAAGGGTTGAAGTCTCCCTTGATATCTGTCTCACTTGGAGTTAGCGCAAGGCTATCCCAAATAAAAACAAACTTCTCGTCTGGAAAGTTTGCGAGCAAGTCTTCTACTCTTTCTAGAACCTTCTCAACAGATTCAGTCTGAACATAAACTACGTCGTCTACTGTGATTCCTGCTAGTTCCCAAAACTCTGGACTAATAGCATTCTCGGAATCAAAATAGACAACCACTCTTCCTTGCTTTTGAGCGTTGGCTGCTACCTGTGCTGCCAAGAAAGATTTACCTGTTGCTTCAAGTCCAGCAATCTCTGTTACTCTACCGACTGGGATTCCTCCTAAATGCCCTCGGCAAATAATGCTATCCAGCCAGCGAGCGCCAGTGGGAATCCATTCTGTAACCTCGCTTGGATTGTCTTCAGTCAAGTTGTAGGCAACATTCTGTCCTGACTTCTTGTTAATAAGAGAGCGAATGTCTGAAATAGACATTTTGCCTGCGCCCGTGTTGTTTTTCTTTGCCATTGGGCTCCTTTCTATAAAGTGAAAAGGGGAGTCTTTCGACTCCCCGTGGTGAAATAGGTTAGCTGCCTAAAAGTTCCTTAAAGGCGTCTTCTACATTATTTCCGCTACTCGTGGTAGTGGTGGTGGAGGTGTTATTCCCATAGCGAGTTGTCTCGGAAGACATATCCTCTGCTGTGGCGTCGTCTGCCAAGTATTCGTCCAACATTCGCTGAACGTCCTCTGGCGTCTTGCGCTCGAAGAGAGAGGAGAACTCTGGAATAGTTTCCAAAGTCTGGGCACACTCTTCTGGTGTCAAGTCCTTACACATTGCAGATGTCTTACGTGAAGGCATAAGCTTTGTCTGTGGAAACGACGCTCCTGCTGGCTTACCGTAACTCAAAAGAAGGTCAGTTCCTTCTTGTGGGTCCGTGATGTCGCCATACTCTGGGTTGAGGACAAGGTTCAACAACTGCTCATAAACAGTTTTACCATAGCCCCAAATCTTTACACCCTGGTCTTCTTGACCTCGGACAATAACTGGTGAAAAGAATCGCTGGCGAGCCATAAGAGACTTAGCCATCTTAATGCTTTCCTCGGTGCTTTCGTTGAAAAGCTGTCGGATAAACGTGTCCAACGGGTCGTCCTCGCCGAAGTTCTTCTTTGGTGATAAGAATCCTGCGTTCTTACCAAGGTTGTAATGGAAGTAGAACTCCTTGAAGGGGTCTCCATCTGGTGTTGGAAGGATGCGAATCGTTTGTTCGCCATCCTCTGGACGCCAAAACTGAGACTTTTTAGAGCCTCCGCCTCGGTTGTTCACAGCACTCAGCTTTGCCTTCATCTTACTTAAATCAATACCCATAATTACTTTCTCCTATGTTGTGGGTTAATTACCCTTTAGTGTGTTTGACAAATATTTCAAACACCTTGTTTTAGTTTAATTCTCTATCTGTTGTTGTTGCCTCGCCTACAACTGTTTTCCAGTTGAAGACACGAAATCCGCTATTATCTAAATCCCAGACCACCTCCTGTCCCTCGTTGAGGGTTCGTTCTTTACCAGTCCCCTTTATCTTACCATTTAAAAACGTTTCTGGTAAGTCATTTAATCGAATAAAGTTCATTTCTCGGTTTTCACCTGAACTCTTCACATAAGTTGCGTTATAAGATTTTACCAATTATTTCTTCCTTCCGAAGCCGTAAAAGCTTCTTTCCATTGTGTAATTTAGCTCTCTGACGTTTTCAGCAAAGCTCTTGTTTTTCTCGGGAACAACTCCCTCTTCTACTCGTTCTAAATGCTCAATCTCTGCCCACTCTCCAAACTGTGGGAAGTAGACAAGGTTCTTGTTGGTTGTCGAATCCACTCTTACGAAGATTCCCTCTTCACCTTCAACCTCGTTATCAAAAAGGCTGTATTCTTGCTTGACGATTACTGCTTCGCCCAACACCATTTCACTCATTGTCCCCTCCTTCTGGGTAAGTCTGAATGTTTGAAGTCCAAGTTTCTACAAAAGCAAAGTTAGTCTCATATTTTGTTGAATGAATCTGATAAGACGCTCCTTCAAGGTCTCTCATCTTCTCTTTCACTTGTTTGCTGACCTTTTTCAACACTTTGTAGTCTTCTTCTAAAACTTTATCATTTACAGCGTAATAGTAGCATCTATTTGTCTCGTTGTCAATAGGAAAAAAGCTTTTTTCTGCTCCAGTCTCAAAATCAACCATTCCAATAGAGTAAATCCTTGCTTGTTCTGGGTTCTCAATCTTATTGTCCAAAACTGCCTTGGTTCTCTTGAAAACATTGAGCATGTGAAAGGTATATCCTATCAACTCGTTTATCTTCTCATAATAATTCGTCGCTGTCAAGCTATTTTCTAAAATTTCTTCAATAGAAGGGTTGCTGATAAGACAAAGTGAACGAAACACACCTGAACGAGCGTACTCTTGGAGAATATTGTAGCAAATCCTGTCTTGGAGGTAGGCTGTTCTGCCTAAAAGCTCGTGGTCTGGCTTGATGTAGAGGACATCTACCTTGAATCGCTTGTCTAGAAACTTTAAAACCTGAAGTGATGCACCAGTGACGTCTCCTGAACCAGCCATAATGAACAAGCACTCACCTGTGTCGGGCATTTGGCTGATAAACTTCGCCATTCTTATCTGCTTCTTATCATAGTCCTCGTGTGAGTCTCTCTTGGTTAGTCCGTAAGACCTGCCTGACTTACCTAAACCTGCGTCTACATAGAAAACATTATATTGAGGATAATTCTCAAAATATTTAGCAATGCTGCAACCTGCGTTGCCTAGACCTACTACGTTCATTTCATTTTCCTCATTTGTCCATAGTCTCTTCCAATATTAACGCCAACTTTATAGTGTCCAAGTGGTGTCTTTGAGAATGTGTCTATTAGTTCTGGTAAAATAGCTTTGTCCTCGTCCGATAAGTCTATCAAAACACTGTCGTGAACCAAGAATCTTATCTCGCTCTTGGCTTGCTTGAGTTTTTCCCAAACCTTTATCGCACTATTCAAGAAAATGTCGCTTGACGTTGACTGAATAAGGTAGTTTAAGGCTACTCGCTCTTCTGCTGGAATAGTTCTTCCAAAAGGTGTTCTTACTCTTTCTCCGTCAAAGTGTTTCTTGACTAACTTATCCCTACCATAATACATCTCGGCTGTCTTGTCAAGAGAATTC